GATATACAGGCGAGGCGCCGGGCAACGCTCCATAAGCGTTAGAATCGACCGTTTAATAGATGTTGTAGACGGTCGTTGACGGGGTAGCCCTTGGCTCGGTCGTTGAGCCAATCGGCTGTGTGTGCGGCTTCGGTCATGCTGTACAGGGGCCGGTCGGCAACCTTCAGCACTGCGCGGCTGTCAGCGTCGCGCACAATGATAGCGACGTGCGATTGTGTGCGGGCGGGGTCGGAGTGTACAAAACGAGCTGCGAAAGTATTCATTACGTGTAACCTGAGTCATTGGGTTGTTAGGGTCGAGCCAAAGCGGGCGCAAGCCGAGGTACGAGTCGAGCTTCGCCTGTAGTAGCCCGCGCAGCATCCATGCGTAAAAATCCATAGAGGCTTTTGATTGGTAGGGGTTCTCCTGTGACATGTGAGGTTCGATTTCCCAACATTCTACGGCAGCCATGCGGCCAACCTTGTGCGGGGTTATCGAGAATGTGAGCCGTCGCGTTGGGCATATCTCAAGCGCTGCAGCCTGCAACATGCGCGCGATTACGTCGCGGCCGTGCTGCGTGGAGGGCACCGGGCGTATTACGCACAGCTCGCCGTTTACCCGTTCCTCAATTGCGATAAGGTCCGGGTCGGTCGGGTCAACTAGTTTCACGGTATGCGGTCTCGAATGTCCTGCGGAATTCGTTCCCAAAGTTCGCGCAATGCTGTGAGCGCTGTTATTTGAGCTGACGGGCGCTCGGCCTCTACAACCTGTTTCACTGCATACAACAGCTCGTTGACGCTGACGCCCATTGGCTGCACGAACTGCGTGTTTGCAATCTCGCCCTTATTGTATCGAGGCCGCATATCATCGCCGTGCCACCAAAATTGATAGCGCTCAATGTATATCTTGTAAAGCCCCCCGGATTGCGGCCCGTCGCTTATCACGATTCCGTGCATACCGGCACGAACGCCATTCATTGCAGCACGCGCAGGCACCGAGGTTATAGTTACCTCGTCGTCGCGCTTGTATGTGATCGCAGTTCGTTCCCTTTCATAGCACCCCCGGCATGTTGATAGGCGCTCGCCGTTCGTGGGGTCCCAAATGCATGTGCCGCATTGCGCCGGGCTCACAGTCGGCACCCCCGGCTAGCGTTGGATGCAACAGCCGCGCCCTCGGCAAACAACGAGGCGCCATGCCACACGACCCGGCCGACATACCACAGCCCGGCGTTGTCGTCGTGTGCGTGCTCGGCTACCTTGTCGTCGAGCCATGACGTAACCATTGTGTGCACGGTAATGAGCGCGAGGTTCGTAATCAACACGCGCCCCGGCTTGGGGTACTTCGAGCCGTACAAGGCTGCCGCGATTGGGTCGGCTTCGTGGTCGCAGCTCGTGCCCTTGCGTATGTGCATCGTCTGCGCGGTATCGACGGCCGCGAGCACGATAAACGCGCCCTCGGCCATATTGCTATTGTACTGCTCGTTTGCAGGCTGCAAGGGCATCGGGAGTGCAGCGCACCCCGAGCACGCAACGCATATGAGCAATATCAACACCATGAACAAACCAACAGCTCGAACGCTCATTTCTTGTGACTCCCATGTGATTCTAATTCGTTGCAGTACACGCAATACTTATGGTGCCATTGCGTGCCATCGCCCGAGGCGCGGTATGTGTGTTTAATCTGCGCCTGCAGTTCGTACGCCACGCCTTCGAGCGTGCCAATGATCCATGAGCCGTGATGCAGCTTGAGGCGCTCGCGGATGAAATCCGAAACGTTCGCCTCGGTCACAATCTCGCCGGCCTCGTTGCGTACCGGGTCAATTGGGCCTCGGCCTTGGTGACGGTGTATGGAACCAACCTCCATTGATTCCAACGTTGCGTATTTCATCGCCTCACGTACGGCGGCCAACATCTGCGCTACTTTCATGACACAACCTGCATTGCCCTAGCGGCACCATAAGCGACGTTGTAACGGTCGAACGCCTCGGCGTATCGCTCCTGCGCCTCTTTAAGCGTTGCGGCAGCGCTTGCAAGGTCGCGGCATGCGGTGTTGTACTGTTCCAGCACCTTGCGCGCTGCTTCCGTGAGGGCTGGCGGCTGGTTGTTGCTCGTGGTCATTAAAGCGTACTCCTATGATGTATGCGAACAGAATGCAGGCTAGCACAATGACAGCCAGCGCCAAGCCTGCAACGAACATAACGCTGCGCGTAATCATCAACGGCACCCCTCAGCAAACGGCAGCGATTCAACATATGCAGCCTTGGTGCGCCAAGCCGCGTTGCAGCCGGTGCAGTGCACGGCGCTGTAATCGCTGGGCGTGCGGCGGTTCCCGTTGAACGACGAGTAGTTCGCCCGGTACACATGCACGCGCCATTTGCTGCGGTCCTTAACCTCGCAGCGGCAACCCTGTGAACAGCTCACAGTGCTGACCACGAGCTAACGAGCGTTGCAGCCTGCGCTCGGGTGTTCACCTCGCACCCGATGCCGTAGTTACGGAATGAGTCGGCTACGATGAGGGCGCGGCGCATGTTGCGTGCGCTCGTGGCTGTGTCAACGCGCAGCAGCACGAGGGCGTAGACGACTGTGACCATTACGAATGCGAGAAACAACATTTTACTTACTCCTATCGTTTTTGACGGGCTCGCCCTTCCAAGGGTCGCGCCGGTCGGGGGCTGTGTTGTACGGGTCCATGTGTGCACTCTATAGACGACTGACCGTGCCGTCAGTGACGTGCCTCTCACTTTTCTAGGTTTGCCTTGAGGTGCGCGTATTTGGGGTCGTCGAGCCATGAGGTACGAGCCTTGGGCGGCGCGGCTGTCGTTTGCGCTAGCAACCGTTGCGCAGCCTCAATCTCGGCCGGCGTGGCGGGCACGACGTACTGTGCCATTAGTGCAGGGTCGGCGCGCAACGCAGCTAGTGCAGCGTCGAGCCAACCTACGTCCTGCACGTAGGCTATTGCAGCTTGCATTTCCTGTGTGCTAGGCGCGGGCAGCGTTTGGAACACAAGCGCCGTGCGAGGCCAAGCCGCGTTTATGGCCTGTATGCCTACGCGCTTGTGCGGGGTGCTACGGTTCACGCACTCGACACAGCCGCCGTTGCTTACAAAGCGCTCGCAGTCGTGATGCCTCTTGCAAGGCTGACCAGTGTAGAACCGTTTAAGGCCCTTGGCCTCGGCCTCGTCTCTAGTGATTACAACGAACATGGGGTTTTACCTCTCTATTACTCCCCTTATTATCCTCCATTAGTTTGTCAATGTCTATCTATCTTACTATTAATTAGGGTTCATTTAAGAAACGCGCGAGGGGAAACCCCAACCTAGCACCTTGCAACGTGCGCTGCGCTTGCGTCTTGGCTCGGCGTGGGCTACACGCGGGGCGTAGTTCCCGAGGGCACTAGCAAGCCGTTGAATGGCCTAGCAATCGGGGCTTGCGTGGAGGGGCATAGAATTGGTAGGGTGCGGGGCACTATGGAACATAACGCACCCCCGGCCGCCCCCGAGCCGCGCACCCCCGCCAAACGCACGGCCTCGGCGGACGCGGCAGCCCGTCGCCTTGCACGTAGCGAGGAACTACGCACGCGCCTTGCAGCTTGCAGCGCCAACCTAACACCGCAACAACAACGTGCGTGTGAGCTGTTCGTTGCAACACGCAACAAGGTGCAGGCATGGCGCGAGGCGTACGGGCACGCAGGACGCAAGAACGTTCGCGACTACGGGCGCGCGTGTGAAGTGTTGAATCTGCCGCAGTGCCTAACATACATCCGCGAGCTAGAGGCTATCGCTGCAGCCAACATACTGTTGGACGTGCAAGCGCTGTTAGACAAGGACCGCGCCATAGTCGAGGCTGCAGACCATGCCAACGACCTAAGCCGTATCGTGTACACGAGCTGCCGGCACTGTCACGGTATAGAGCACGGCTATCAATGGATCGACTTAGGCGAGTACCTCGAAGCCGTAACCAAGGTGCAAGACGCCAACGCCGAGCGTCGCGAACGCAAGGTAAGAGAACTGCCCGAGCCCGACGACCGGGGCGGATTTGGCTACGACCCGAGCGCCGAGCCCAACATCGCATGCCCCAAGTGTGAGGGCGCGGGCCGCATGCAAACGGTTTGGGCTGACACAACCAAGCTCGGCCCGGCCGCGCCGCTGTACCGTGGCATAAAGCAAGGTGCAAACGGACAGCTTGAGGTGCTAACGCACGATGTTGACAAGGCGAAAGAGCGGCTACTGCGTGCGGCTGGGGTGTTCAAGGATAGCGCAGCGGATGTTGCACGCGGTGCGGCTGCGGGTGCTGCGGCTGGCGCTGCGGCTGCTACGGCTGCGGCGGCCCGTCGTGTTGTAGACGAGCCCATGACAGCCGAGCAAGCGCAGCGCCTTTACCTAGAGTTAGCCGGTTAGCCCCTCGCCGGGCTGCCAACCGCACACAGCACAACCAACGCCGTTGCAAGATGCACAACGAGGAAACTTTGCGTAGCGCACGCCGTCGAACGGCGGCCCGTCGTGCGTTAGCTTCGGCTCGACTACGAACGGTTTGTCGGCCTCGTAGCCTTGCAACGGCATGTCGCCGAACGCCGCAGGCACATACACGGTTACGGGCGGCGAGTTTTTGTACGCCCATTGGTGCTGCCCGTCCGCCGAAGTGTGCCACTCCACGCCGCCGCGCTCGGTGTATGCAACGTCGTGCTTGCCAACCTCTACAACGTACCCGTCACGTATATATTGCCGGCGTTGCTCGTTGGTCCAATGCGCTGGCAGCGCGTGTAAGGCTGCGATCTTGTCGAGCGCTTCGCCCGTTGCTGTCTGCGGTTCGAGCTGCAAGTCTAACTTGCCCTCGAACATGGCACGGAACGCGGCGGCGTACACGTCAATTTGCGGGTTCGCTACGTGCACGTCAGGCAGCCCGTACGTTGTGTTGGTCTGAAAGAACAGCGTTGCAGCGAGCTTCGCGCCCTTGCGAAAGTACGCACGCGCTTGCATGTCCTCGCGTTGGAACTCTAGCCGCTCTTGCAAGTCGGCCTTACGCCCACGCAGCCCGCGCTCGGCTTCGAGCCATGTTTGATAGCACTGGCTACCCTTGCGCGCCTTGCGGTTGTCGGCGTCAACGTCACGCTCGAACCAACAGTAGCGGGCGCGGTCGCCGTGCGTTGGGTAGAACTCGCCCGGCCTGTGCTCGCCGCTGCGGTCGTGTACCCGATGGCACGGCATCAAAGGCACGCCGCGTTTGCGCAGCTTGCGGGCTCGCTTCGCGCTCACGAACCGGGGCGCACCCGGCCAAGCGTAAACGTCTTGCGTTGGGTCGAATGCGTCGCCTTCCCAACGCGGGTATTCATGTTGCAGGGCTTTGGGCATGTAGCACCTATGAGGTTGTTGACTCGTCGAGCGTAGCGCACGGCCCAACGGGCGACCGTGCACCGCGTCACATATTATTCAGGCGTGCCAGCCGCGTTAAAGCAGCCGTCAGCCATGCGTACCGCGCCGTTGCTGTGCAGCGTAGCGAAGTTCGCGAGGCCCTCGCCTATGAGGAACTGCCAAACGCCTTTGGCCGCAAGGTCGTACTCGGCGTCGCGCTGCCCGAGGCCGTCAAGCGTACGCACGACGAGCGAAGGGGTTTTGCCTACGACCAACCCGGAGCGCGAGCCGCCGAACCCCTCAAAGTAGCCGCCAGCCGGCAAAAGGTAGACTTTGTAGCGGTACTTGCGCGGGGTCTCGCCCTCGTCGCCGTACGTGCGCTCGAAGTCGAGCACGAGGTAACGGTCGTTGCCCCTTGGAACCGGCACCGTGGTAGCGACCGGTTTTGCCTTACGTGTACGTGTTGCCATGTTGTGAACTCCTGCGTTGGTGTTGTGTTACGGCGCGGCCTTGACGGCTTCGCGCGCTTTGACGAGGGCCTCAATCTCGGCGACGGTCGATTCGAGCGCCGGGTAAAACTTACGGGCAGCCTCGCTATGTCTCGGGCGCCATTGGCTCAACTGCTGCGCCGCGTAGTAAAGCTCGGTCATGCTGGTGTTGTTGCGCGGGCCGTTCAAATAGGCGTCTTGCAGCACGCGCCGGGCTTTCTCGTACTGCCGGTTGAGCTTGTCGAGCGCTTCCTTACGGGCGGCCTTGGTCTTGTACGTGCCCGTCACGGTCGCGGTTGCAACGTCCACAGTCGGGGCGGCTTCCTTCGGCTTGGGGGCGTCGAGTTCGGCGGCAACGTACAGCGGCTCGCCGAAGCGCACCAACACATGGCGTGTGAGGCTTTCGGCGTGCGAGCGCAGCCCCGAGGCTTGCAGTTCCTCGTTGTGAATCGCGATTTTGACCGCGTGCGCGCGTTCCTCGTTGGTCGCCTTGGCGATTGGCAACGTGTCATAACCGCCCGTTGTGTTGTAGGGCTTGCCGTGCTTCGGCGTGTGCGTAACGACCTTGGTCGCGTTCCAGCGCTCGAACGTCGAGGGAACCGTCGTACCGGTTTTGAGCAGCCCGGCGCGGTTGTCGTGCTCGAACGCCTGCGTCGTGCAGAAGTCAATCACGGTGCGCGTGTAGGTTACGTCGCGCTCGGCAGGCTTGCGGCCGGCGCCCTGACATACCCCGGAAAAGTAGCCGATTACTTGGTAGCCGTGCTTGGCGACGAGGCCCGAGCCATTGTCAACGGCCTGAATAGAGCCGCAAGCCTGACATGTGCCCCGGTGCGTGTGTGTCGTCTTGGTCATTTGCGTAGCCTCGTGTTCTCAGAAAGTGAAGTTAGATTAACTGACCGCGCCGTCAGTGTATGCGAGCTGCGTCACAATTTGCAAGGTGCGTTTTTATGATTATGTTACCCACGACCCCCAGCGTTCCGGGGGCCGCCGCAGTTCTCGCGGCCTCGGACGGTAAGCTAACGGAAGCCGGCGCCGGAATCGTTGCGCTAGGTCACAGTTTTGATTTTCGTAACCCGGACTACGCCGCCATATGGAAAGCGCGCGTTGCACGGCTCGCCAAACTGCGCGACCCCGAAACCGGGCCGCAGTACCTCGAAGCGTGCAAGCTGTTCTACAAGGACAACATACCGCAGTTTATCGACGATTGGGGCGTAACCGTGGACCCCCGCAACGCCGGTAGCGGTCGCCCGTTGCTCATGCCGTTCGTGTTGTTCCCCAAACAGCGCGAGTTTTTGGAGTTCATTGCAGCCCGGCAGAAAGCCTCGCACGAGGGAAACGGCGACGGGATACTCGTTAAGTCGCGCGATTGCGGCGCCTCGTGGCTTGCCATGGCGTACAGCATATCGTTGTGTTTGTTCCACGAGTCAATAACTGTTGGTTTCGGCAGCGCCAAAGAGGACAAGGTTGACCGCAGCGGCGACCCGAATTGCTTGTTCTACAAGGGGCGGCAATTCCTGCGCTACCTGCCGGCCGAGTTCCGGGGCTCATGGAATCCCAAGAAACATACGGCCCATATGCGTATAGAGCTGCCCGACACCGAGGGCGCTATCACAGGCGAGGCCGGCGATAACATGGGCGTAGGCGGGCGCGCGACAATCTACTTTGTTGACGAAGCCGCCCTCGTGGAACGGCCGCAGCTCGTAGACGTTGCGCTGTCCAACGTAACACGCTGTCGAATTGAAATGTCCTCAGTGCGCGGTATCGACAACGTGTTCGCGCAGCGTGCGCGCTCGGGCAAGATTCCGCGATTCGATTTCCACTACCGACACGACCCGCGCAAGGTCAACACGACGGGCGCGGACCAAATCGTAGAATATAAGGGGCAATTGCTGATAGTTCCCATGGGAGCTAAATACCCCGACTTCCAAGAGTTCTACGACTCACGCGACGAGTTAGTTCAAAAGCAAGAGTTTGAGTGTGACTTCCTCGCGTCTATTTCGGGCGGCGTTATCGAGGCTGTATGGATTCAGGCCGCGATAGGTGCGGCTCAAAAGTTAGGTGTTGAACCAACGGGCGAATGGCTCGCTTCGTTCGATATCGCGGACCTTGGCAGCGACAAGAACGCGGTTAACATCCGCCACGGTATCGAGTGCGTGCACGTTGAGGAATGGAGCGGCGCCAACAGTAACCCCATGGTGTCAATCCGCCACGCCTTCGAGATTGCGGACAAGTACGGGTGCGAGCGTATGAAGTACGACGCCGCAGGCATGGGCGGTACGTGGCACGAGTATTTTAACCTCGTCAACGAGGAACGAATCAAACGCGGTGCGAAGCCTATTATTCTTGAGGCGTTCAACGGCGGCGCGGGCGTGTTAGACCCCGAGGCGAAGGCGCCCGGCACTGACCGAACTAACCTCGATTACTTCGAGAATCTCAAAGCGCAATGTTGGATGGCCTTACGCATGCGGTTTATGGAAACCTACAAGGCGCTGCGTGGCGAGGCGTACGACCGCGAGGGCATCATTTCGATATCGCCGGATATCAAGAACGTTGACGGGCTCATTTCGGAGCTTGCGCAGCCAACCCGTAAATGGTCCAAGAACGCAAAGCTCATGATTGACAAAACCCCTGACGGCGTAGCGAGCCCCAACCAAGCCGATTCAGTTATGCAAAACTTCGGGTACAGCCGGCCGCCGCTGTCCTTTGACGACGACTTTTTCGCAGAACTGGCGGGGCAAGGGGGCGGCTGATAGACTCGGGAGAGCTGCGGCGCCCGCCCTCGGGGCGCTTCAGGCCAGTTGACCGGGCCGTCAGTTTATGCGAGGGTTCCACTATGCGCCGCACGCATTCGCTCATCCATCGGGGCTATTTGTACGCACAGAAACGTGTGACCCCCGAGACCATAGCCAACCTTGACGGGGTGTCGGGGCTGCGCATGAAATTGGCCGAGGCATGGCGCCAAGGTAATCTACAAGCCCGTCGCGATGCCAAGAAAACCAAAGCCTAAAGGCGCGATTGTACCGGCCGTGCACCCGAACGCGGGCGTTACGGCGTGGTATCGCCAAACGCTCGACGACGCCCTGCGCGACGCCTACACCGATGCCGCGCTCGAACTGACGCTCGCGTACCGCGACCGGCCCAAGGTCGGGATTGCGGCTATGGATTCGATACAGGCCCCCAAGGCGGCCGGCGTCATGTTCTGGTGTCAAGGCATGGTCTTGCTGTGCCAGCGCGTTGACGGGCTCGGCTGGGCCTTTCCGGGCGGCAGTATTGAGCCCGGCGAGACAGCCGAGGAATGCGCCAAACGCGAGGTTCGCGAGGAAGTCGGCCGCACTGCTGACGAGCTGACCCCGGTTGACAGCCGCATGAATTTCGTGACGTTCGCGTGCAAGGTGCGCGGAACGTTTACGCCGCAGCTCAACGACGAGCACGAGGCGTATGTATGGGCTACCCCACGCTACGCGCTCGGCGCATTGCGATTACACCCCGGCGTGCGTCAGACGTTGATACGAGACGAGGCAACCAACCTCGCGGTAGACGCCGCCTACAGCGTCAAGTACATCGACGACGTGTTAAAGCGCTGGGGTAAGAAATGGAACCGCAAGTTCGACAAAATGGCCGAGGAAATCGCAACCCGGTTCACGTCGAAAGCGTTTCGCATGACTGAATCGGCGATGAAAGCCGCATTCAAACAGTCAGGGTTTACTGTCAGTTTCAAGGCTACCCGGCAGTCGCTACAGGCATACAAATTGACCGTGGCCGACAATGTAGGGTTGATTAAGAACCTACAGCAAGACTACTACAACCGAATTCAGCAAGACGTATGGGCGAGCGTTCGCGCGGGGGCTGACATGGCTACTCTGTCGAGCAAACTGCAGAACTCGTACAACATAACAAAGAAGCGCGCCGACCTTATCAGCCGCGACCAAAACGCCAAGGCCAAAGCAGTCATAGAGACAACGCGCCGGCAAGAGCTTGGAATCAAACAAGCTATTTGGCAGCACAGCTCGGCCGGTAAGGAACCCCGACACATTCATGTGCAGTGGGGCCGCGAGAAAAAGGTATTCGATTTGTCGAAAGGGCTTTACGACCCCGACGAGGGCGAGTATGTTTTTCCGGGGCAGCTCATCAACTGCCGCTGTACCTCACGCGCAGTTATAGAAGGATTCGAGAACACATGATTCGCGAGATTATCGTTACTTCGCCGCAGGGCGTGCGCCTTGCGTTCGAGTCAGCCGGCGAACAGGGGCTCGAAGTTCGCCGCGCAGTCGGCGACACTGTTACGTACATTCACGACCGTAGCAAGCCGATTGGCGACGGAACATATGTTACGGTCGGCATTGCCCCCGCTGATTGGCTTATCGAACTCAATGAAAACGTGACATGATTCCGAAGCGTTTTAAGCTGCTCAATTACACATGGTCGGTTGTCGGCCATCGGGGCATGATTCCTGAAAAGGGCTTGCAGCTATACGGAAAGTGTGACCATGACAAACACGTTATAACCATCAACATCGAGGCCGCGCCGGATGTTATTTGGCATACGTTTTTGCACGAGTTAATGCACGCAACGCTAGAGGCTACCGGGCGAACGGCGTTGTCGGCTGACGAGGATTTTGTAGACAGTTTGAGCG